TTCCGAAAAGGGTCATTGTCAGGTTCAGGTAGCCTGAATAGTGTTGAGGGAAAAGCTGTCAAACCTTTCAATATCAGCGATTTAGATATGAGCAAAGCAGAAGATCGTAAGAAGTATGCAGAATATCGCAAACAAAGAGACTCTGCTCCTGTTCAGATTAATTTAACAAATAAATAATATAAGGAAAACAAACAATGGCAAACGAAAGCACATCGTCAACACTCTCGGAACTATATACTGAGATTGTTGCAGAAGCATTATTCGTAGCATCAGAGCAATCAACAATGAGACCTCTAGTACGAAACTATGCTATAACAGGTGGTGGAAAGTCAGTTGAAGTTCCAATTTACTCTGCTGTTTCGGCGGCGGCTGTATCGGAAGCATCTGATTTATCTAACACAGCTATCAACCCATCTTCTGTAACTATTACAGCAAGTGAAGTTGGTATAATGACAACTCTTACAGATTTAGCAAGAAACTCAGCACCAAGAAATGTTGCTGGAGATATTGGTAGATTATTTGGAGAAGCAATCGCAAAAAAAATTGACACAGATTTAACTGCGTTATTTGATGGTTTCTCACAAGAAGTAAATGATGGAACAGCAGTATTAAGTGCATCTAACATTTTTAATGCAGTAGCGATACTTAGAAAAAATGCAGTTCCAATGTCAGACCTAGCTGGTGTATTTCATCCTTTAAATGCGTTTGACCTAAAGAGTGGTTTAACAAACACATTTGTTGGTAGAGATACTGAAAAATCTAATGAAGCTTTAAACACAGGCTTTGTTGGTAATGTTGCTGGTGTTCCAATATTTGAAACTTCAAATATTGCTGATACATCAGGCAATAATCCAGGCACTACAGGAGACTACAAAGGTGCAGTATTCCATAGAGACGCTTTAGCGTTAGCTATGATGCAAGACCTAAAAATCGAAACTCAAAGAGATGCGTCTCTAAGAGCAGACGAGATTGTGGCAACTGCTGTATATGGTACAGGAGAACTAAACGATACTTATGGTGTAGAATTGAATGTAGATTCATCTATCCAATAATCGTAATTTTGTCAGGGGGAGCAATCTCCCTGACATTAACTAGGAGAACTTATGAATATAAGATTAACAAATGGTACAAAAACAATAACAAGAGCAAAAGATCAATATGAAGCAAATAAAAAACATTTTGAAATGAGAGGTTTTGTTCCTGTTGGAGAAGTAAAAAAAGAAATTAAAAAAGCGACAGTAAAAGACATTTCTGATAAAGTAGTACAATTAAAACCAAAGAGAAAAAAAAATGTTAAGAAAACTAAGAAAAAAAATTAAGAAGTTTATTAATTGGTTTATAGGTAAATGCTATGGCTAATTATACAGGTGCAAATGTAATAACTGCAAGTGATGTAACTAAATATCAACCTGATGCTTTTGGTTTTGGTATTGCATCAACTGATACTGAAGCAGTTAATTTTTTTGCACAGACAACTAATGATATTTTAAGACAGCTTAGAGTAGAGTGGTGGCAAACATACAAAGCTAATATTTTTACAGATATTACTATTTTAAATACTGCCGAAATGGTTGACACAAAAGTTAATTTAGATCAGTTTGAAAGGGCTGGTGTATATTTATTTCTTGGTAGATTCCTTTGCCCAGCACTAACTAAATTTAGACCTGAAACTGAAAAAGATAGATTTGAAAGAATGGGCGAGTTTTATATGTCAGAATATAACAAAGAATGGAGAACAATCTTAGAAGATGGTGTCGAATACGATGAGACAGGAGATGGCACTATACAAGTAGCTGAAAGAGAACCTTTACATGGATTTAGAAGATTGACTAGATAATGGCAGTTGATGTTAAAATTCAATCAAACGAAAAAGAAATAATTAAAAAATTTCAAAGACTTAGATTAAAATTACCACAAATTATTGATAAAGGTGTTAAACAAGCTGGGTTTCAGTTAGTTGATATTATTAGAACAAAAACAAAAAAAGGTGTAGATAAAAATGATTCTCCATTTGCATCATATACTCCTGAATATGTTAAAAGATTAGAAAGAGAGGGGAAACCAACATCAGTAGATTTATTCTATTCAGGAAGAATGTTAGGAAGTTTAACAAGCAACAAAACAGGTAAGCATCAAGTATCTTTAGGATTTAGTAATGCTGAAATGAGAAAAAGAGCATTATTTAATCAAGTTATGATGGGAGCAAAAAACAGAGAATTTTTTGGCTTTAATGATAGAACAGAAAAGATTATAAGTAAGCAGTTCAATAGATTTATAGAAAAACAATTAAAGATGAATAGATTATGAGTGTACGAGAAAATATTGCATCAAACCTTTTATCAACTATATCAGGTATAAGTAGCCCAACAATAAAGAAAGCTACAAGACAACCATTTCAATTAGACGAGTTATCAGACAAACAATATCCAGCAGTAATAGTTCAAACATCAGAAGAAACAAGAGAAGATCAAGAAATAGGTAGTGGTGCAAAAACAAGAATAGGTATAATAGATTTTGCAATCTTAGGATTTGTTAAAGGTGCAGAATCAAATATTGACACTAAAAGAAATGAACTAATTACAGCCATTGAAACATCTTTAGAATCTGATATTACAAGAAGTAGCAACGCACTTGATACAGAAGTTGTAAGTGTTGAAACAGACGAGGGTACATTGTTTCCTATTGGTGGTATAAGAATGGTTGTAAGATGTACTTATGAGTTCCAAGCTGGAACACCATAAACAAGGAGAACAAATGACAAAAAAAGATAAAATAATAGATAAAATAGAAAAGAAAATAGACAGCATTGAAAAATTGCACGACAAAGAATCAATGATGTGTGAAGAAGTCAAAGATTTACTTGCTGATCTTAGAGACCAAGAGGAAGATGAAACTTGGGAAGATGATTCAGAAGAAGATTTTGATGAGGATGACGAGGAAGATATTGACGATGAAGAAGAAAAATAATATAAACAATTTTAACATAGGAGAATAAAAAATGGCGGTTCATCATGGCAAAGAGGGCGAAGTAGTAGTAGGTGGTTCAGCAGTTGGCGAACTTACTTCTTTCACGCTTGAAACAACAGGCGATGTTGTAGAATCTACAAAAATGGCAGATGGTGCAAAAAGTTTTGTTGCTGGTAGAACATCATTTTCAGGTACTTTAGAAATGCACTTTGACGAAGCAGATAGTGTTCAAACACAATTAACTGCTGGGTCTAGTGTTACTTTTAAATTATTACCTGAGGGTAGTTCATCAGGAGACAGAAAATTTGAGGGTGCTGGTATAATAACAGGAATGTCTGTATCACAGCCTTTAGATGGTATTGTTTCAAGAAATGTAACTTTTCAAGGCACAGGTGCATTAACAATAGGTACTGAATCATAATAATTTATGTCAGTAATAGATAGAGTTAAATCTCATTTTGAGACTCTGCAAACTTTAATTATTGAAGTTCCTGAATGGAAAGATGAAGCTGGTAATCCATCAGTATTTTATTCTGAGCCTTTAACACTTGAAGAAAAAAACATTATCTTTAAAAAATCAAATAATTTTCAAGACTTAAATGTTCTTGTTGATTTGATTGTTATGAAACTCAAAGTAAAAGATGAAAAAGGCGAACTTAAAAAAGCTTTTAAGTTAGAAGATAAATTTGAGTTAAGAAGAAATGCTGACTCCAATGTTATTGCTAACATTTCAAACAAAATACTTGCAGATTCATCATTAGAGGAAGCTGAAAAAAAGTAAATAGCGACCCTGACATTCGTAATATGTTGGTGGTTGCTGACAGACTCAAATTACCAATTCAAAAAGTATTAGATATGCCTATGAGCCATTTTAATCTTTGGATAGCTTACTTGAAAAAAGAGCAAGATGAGTATAAAAACCAAAGATAGATCATAAGCAAGGAAATATAGATAATGGCAAGTCAAAAACTTTTTATAGATATAATAGCAAGAGATAAAGCTACTAAAGCATTAAATGGATTGCAAGGTGGTTTAGCAAAAGTAAGAAGTGCTGTATTTAATTTAAGAAACGCTTTTTTAGGATTAGGTGCTGGTCTTGTTGTAAGAAACTTAGTTAATACAGGAAAAGAAGTTGAAAATTTAAGAACAAGATTAAAATTTTTACTTAAAGATACAACAGAGGGTGCAAAAGCTTTTGATAATATGGCTGAATTTGCATCAAGAGTTCCATTTTCATTAGAAGAAATATCAAGAGGTTCAGGTATATTAGCAACCATTACAGACAACGCAAAAGATTTAAAAAATATGTTAGAGATAACAGGTAATGTTGCGGCTGTAACAGGATTAGATTTTAGAACAACAGCAGAACAAATACAAAGGTCATTTAGTGCTGGTATTGGTGCGGCAGATTTATTTAGAGAAAAAGGCGTAAGAAATATGCTTGGCTTTCAAGCTGGTGCGGCTGTATCTATAGAAGCAACAGCACAAGCATTTCAAAGAGTATTTGGTCAAGGCGGAA